GGTCTTTGCAACATCCGACTCCTCAGAAAGTTCTTTACGAAGTATGTCACTACACACACCTTCTGCCGTAGAAAGTAAAGTGAGGATGAGTGTATCTTCATCCTCAAACTCCACCTTCAGATATTCTTTGGCTTCTCCCAAAGTCAAAAGCATGAAGATACACCTCCCCAAAAGACTACTCTTTCATTTTCAGTGTCTTTACTGCTTCTGGAAGAATCAGCTTACCATCCACTCTCTGGCTGGCAAGGAAACCTACCTGTCCAGTTGTCGCATAAAGCTCATTCAGACGTTTGAAGGAACGTCCCTGTCTATCTGCGATCCAGTAGTAAGAGAAGTCACCGAATGCCATCGCCTTTGCACCTGCAGCCAGTTCTGGTACGAAGGAAGATGTGTAGTAAGGACGGTTTAAAATCATATCCGGTACACCTGCCTGCACAGATGGCTGCCAGATATAATTTCCATTTCCATCTTTCAACTTACGAAGTGCCTTTACAGTTGAATCATTCAAAATCCATACTGCTTTCTTTCTGTATGGAGATTTGAGGGAATAGAATAAATCCATCACATCATCAAATGTAATGTTTGCCCCTGTTGTAGTAACTCCATCAGATGCACCACCAGTTGTGTTGAAGATACCTGTAGGCTTTCCTACACCATCACCGAGGAAGAATGCTTCTTCTTCCTTACGTCCGATTCTTCTACCGAACTCTTTTGCGATGTAGTTCTCAAGGTTGAACACGTTGTCATTTAACAGTTCGTCAGATACTTTAATCATTGTCGCTACTTTGTAGGATGCGATTGTAATCTGTCCAAAGCTGTCATCAGACTCTGGGAATGCTCCCTCTTCATCGATCCAAGATGCTTCACCCTTGGATGCAACTACCGGAATTTTTCTTTCCCCATTAGATGTCTGAATAACTGTTGCAAGACTTCTGAAGAAGTTTTCTTCTTCCAGAGCTTCCACAAGTTTTCTTTCATACTCGTCCGGAACAAGGTAACCACCTTCGGACTCTGTACCTACCTGCAGAGCATTGGATACATCGTAATAATTTTTCTTACGCATCGCATTCCAGAATGCTTTCTTATACTCATCACCGGCTCTGCCTGTTTTCATATCTCCATCCACTCTGCCATTTGGCTTATTTGTAATCGGAGAATTGATTGGTTTATTCAATTCTGCATCAATTGCAGCCTGTCTTTCCAGACGGTCAATTTCCTTACCAAGGTTGACAACGTCTGCTTCCATACGGTCATAAGTCGCAGTATCTTCTGCAGATAACAGACCGTCATTTCCTCTCTTGGCATCAAGGAATGCCTTAGCTGCATCCCATGCCTTTGCTCTTTTTTCTCTTAATTCTAAAATTTTATTCATAATGAAAATCCTCCCTTAATGTGCTAAAAGATTCAGTCGTTTCTCCAACTGTTCAATTGGTGTCTTTTTCTCCGGTTTCGGAATCAACTTGGAAAGTAATGAATTGGTAACTGCAGTTCTTGAAAACATCACCGCTTCCATCTTCAGTTCCTTTTCTTCTTCATCGTCTTCCTCTTCCGGTTCCTCTTCTTCCTCGTTTCCCTTGGCAAAGAGGATCTCGTCTGCAAATCCAAGCTCCACAGCTTTTTTCGCATTGAACCAGCTTTCTGCGTTCATCAGATGTGAAATGCGAGAACGAGAAAGACCCGTCTTGATTTCGTAGGCGTTCATGATGCTTTCCTTCACCTCATCCAACATTTCAATGGCTTTTCTCATTTCAGAGGAATCGCCAATCGCAATAGTTGCCGGGTTATGGATCATCATCATGGCTACCGGAGACATCTGAACTGTGGCTCCTGCCATCGCAATAACCGATGCAGCAGATGCAGCTAGACCATCAATTTTTACGGTTACATTTCCCTTGTAATCCATGAGCATGTTGTAAATCTGAGCTGCAGCAAACACGTCACCACCCGGTGAATTGATCCACACAGTGATATCCCCTTCCCCAGAAGTCAGTTCCTGTTTAAACAGCTTCGGAGTTACTTCATCGCCATACCACGTCTCATCAGAAATCTCTCCGTTTAAAAACAAGGTTCTTGTACCTTCCTGCTCATTCTTGAGCCAGTTCCAAAACTTACGTTTCATAAGCTCTCTATCTCCTTTCCATGAAAAAAGGCATAAAAAATAGACCGCATCCTAACGGATACCGTCTTGCCGATTTCATAGTATTCTATTGTGTTCATTGTGTTGATATCTGTATTTCTGACACAGCTTTTGCAACGTACTGTTGCATGTTATACCTTTGGAAGATTGCCTCCGGCATTCCCTGCAAAGGCTCCTGCTTCCGATAACTTTGTCATGCTTCCGTTCACCAGATACAAATCTCCACCGTCCTCTGCCGGGATTGGATTCATATCTTCCAGTTCACGGATATCATTTGCAGACATCCACCCGTTCTGTCTGGCTACTGAATAGCCATTCATACGGCTCTGATAATCTCCACGAAGCAGACCGTCCACGTTCAGCTTGATAAAGTAATCCTTCTTTTCCTGTGGTAGCAATAAATCTTTCATCATTGCCTGTTCCCACCTGCACACCCAAGGGTCTAAGGTGTATTTAACAAATTCCAGAGACTGCTGTTCGATATTGGAGAAGCTGGACTTTTCCAAATCCCCTACCATGTGTGGTGGGATACGATACATTCGTGCGATCTCATTGATCTGGAATTTTCTTGTTTCCAGAAACTGTGCTTCTTCTGGCGGTATTCCAATCTGCTGATACTTCATGCCTTCCTCAAGGACGGCAACCTTACCAGCATTTTTCGAACCACCATATACAGAATGCCAGCTGTCCCTTACCTTTGCCGGATCTTTTAAGACTCCCGGATGCTCCAAAACACCGCCCGGTGTCGCACCATTTGCAAAGAAACTGGCTCCATATTCCTCACAGGCAATGGTCATGCCGACCGCATTTTTTGCCATCGCAATCGGTGAATACCCGATAAGACCATCAAACCCAAGTCCCGGAATGTGAAGTACCTCTTCTTTTCGAAGAATAATATCCCCGGTATCCTTGAAGTTCGGATTCTCCTCTGAGTTTCTGGAATAAATATAATAAAGCTCCCCGTTTTCTGCACGGTCAACCTGCATCTTATCTGGGAGTAATGGATACAGAGCAAGCACCTGCCCTCGTCCGTCCCTAATAATCTGTGCATAAGCATTACCCCAAATGAGCAAGTGGCTCATCAGAGTTTCACGGAACACAAAGGAAGTCATCTCCTCATTCGGTTCATCGTGCAGTACGTGATAAAGCGGATGATCATACACACGCTCTTTCCCGTTATCAGTATATCGGTATAAATTTAATGGCAGTGATGCGACCGCTTCAGATAATATTCTGACACAGGCATACACTGCAGTTGTTTGCATGGCAGTTCGTTCATTGACAGGTTTTCCACTTGTACTTCTACCAAACAAAAAGGAAAGAGCCGAACCAGCATAGCTGTTTGTGGGTTTGTCCCTCGCCCCACGGACACCAATCCAATCTCGTAATCCCATAGCTTTACCTCCTATTTCTTTATACGAAAAAAGCACCTACATTTTCTGTAAGTGCTTTAAATCAACTTTATTAATCATTTACATCTTCTAACATCATGTTAAGAATCTCTTCCATTTCTTTGTAATGTTCATAACAGTAATACTCTGTCAGTCCAGAAAAACCAACGATATCGTAATATCCTTTGTTATTACAACCGTCAACTTCACACATAACATCAGATACATCATCAATCATTCCCTGCATAGTATCTTCGATTTCTTTATAATGCTCATAACAATAATATTCTGTTAATCCAGAAATTCCTTTCATATCGTAAGTAGCTGCATTCGTACAACCATCAACTTCACATTCATTAGCAACTCCCGTTGTTCCGGTCGGTTCAGTAACAGTCTCTTGTTCCTCTTCTTTTATTTCAGTGATGAAAATCTGCATCATGGTAATTCCATCATCATATACAGATAATTGCAAATCAGATGCCGGAATTTTTATTTTAAATGAAGTTTCTGTTTCACTTATAAAATCTGAACCAATTATTGAACTTATTTCTTCTTTTACTTCTGACAACTCTCGATCTGCAAGGAATATCTCTACATCTGTCGCTTTTCCTGTACCGTCTTGAATTTGTTTTTCTGAATACCAAATCTGAATAGTACAATTCGCTCCTAAAAATTCAACTTTTCCAACTGGGTAACGGGTTCCCATTGTGTTACTAGAACCATTTCTATCAAAGCCTGTCTCTGTATATGTCAAATCAAAGAAGGTTAACATACGTTTCAACCCATCTTCAGCAAACGCTGACGGTATATCTGCATATTTATCCATAGGATGTTGTCCCATAGAACCTTCAATATTCTCATCCCATTCCCAGCTCAAGTATGCTTTGCCTTCGATATACCACGCAAACACACTACTCTTTCTAGTATAGTCGATCCACAAATAAGTTTTATCAGCTTTGTAGACATCATCCAATCTTGCACCATACTGACCAAAATACTCATCTAAAGATAAAACAAATGCATTGAATTCGTCCTCTGTTAATGTTTCGTTTGAAACCCAATTCATAATATCGATAATTGTTGTACCATCTTCATGCGTTACATATTTGTGTTCCACCGTTCCCACATGTTCTAAAACTTCAACCGAACTTATGTTATCAATAAATTCCTGTGAAACATCTGGATTTCCATTTGTAATGTCCATACCAAGCATATCCAAGTACGGTGTAAGGCTTTCTTCTTCTACATATACAAATCCTTCTTCAGTAACTGTATTATCAACATCTGTTTCACTACCATCTGCTTTAGAAGTATCGCTACACGCAATTAACCCTAAAGACATCAGTAATATTAGCATGAAAATATATACTTTCTTTTTCATTGGTAAATGCCTCCCTTAATGACGATACCCTAATTATATCATCCTTGTTTCTGCATTAAAATACCAAAATCCCACGATTGTCATAAACACTTCCGGTTGTTCCACCATTTCGGATAGCTCTATCCAGAGCCATAACTGTTGCAATACCACCATCAATTTTCTCAGTTGATTTTTCCTTATCCATTTTGATGTTCCCAGCAGGATCTTGCCTTACAAACACATTATCCATCATCCATCGAAGAACCGGATGTCCACCATGTGCCAGTTTCTCTTCCAATGTCAGCTTCATCAATTCCTTGGTTGGCGGTGACATATCTTTGTACCCCTGCCCGAATGGGACAACCGTAAAGCCCATTCCTTCAAGGTTCTGTACCATCTGTACTGCTCCCCAGCGGTCGAATGCAATTTCCTTTATGTTGTACTTCATCCCAAGATTCTCAATGAATTTCTCGATAAAACCATAATGGATAACATTTCCTTCTGTGGTTTCAAGAAAACCCTGTCGTTCCCACACATCGTATGGAACATGATCTCTTCGTACACGAAGTCTCATGTTCTCTTCTGGTATCCAGAAATGCGGAAGAATAATATATTTTTCATTCTCTGTTCTTGGTGGGAACACTAGAACAAAAGCTGTAATATCTGATGTACTGGAAAGGTCAAGTCCTCCATAACAAACTCTGCCTCGCAGTTCTTCTGGATCAACAGGAAATGCACAGGCATCCCACTTATCCATCGGCATCCATCTGGTAGACTGCTTCACCCATTGGTTCAATCGAAGCTGTCGAAAGATATTTTCTTCTGCTGGGTTTTCCTTGGCACTGATGTAAGCATTTTGCACTTTTTCAATAGCAATGGTATGCCCAAGGGATGGATTGGCTTTATACCAACTCTCCTCACTTCCCCAATCATCATCATCTTTGATTCCATAAATTACAGGATAAAAAGTCGGGTCAATCTTTCGTCCTTCAATAA